CCAGTGTGCGTAATCTTGAAGGTGTCAGTATTACCAGAATCAAGTACGACCAGACTATTACCACTTAGTAACTGTAAGGTCGCCCCAATGTTAAAGAATGACAGACCAGAGATACTGCTTAGGGTAAGCGTGCTGCTTCCCATTGAGAACTTAGCGCCCGCTATATTGTCCGTGTGGTAGAGGTTTAAGTCCGCACCCTCGCGTAAGGATGTGTCGCCTGAAATAAACATACTCGTAATGTCAGGCCAAGTTACCGCAAACGACTCGCTGATGTTCATCATAGTGGTGAACGTAGTTGTGGAGTTGTCGAAGTTCAGCAAACGTAAGACGTTACCTGCGGTTCTGTCGAAGTACGTAGCGTCAGCGGGATCGGCATTGCCTGTTCCCTTGAGTCGTAGGTGAGAGTTTACTCTACTGAACACATACGCCCCGGTAATTGTCTCTCCGGCAGTCTTGTCCAGTAGGTTCGCTTCTGTGATGCCACCATATGAGGTAGCGGTCAGTGCGGCAGCTACGTCAACGGATGTGCCGCGAATAGTAGTAGCTACGTTGCCGTTGCTGAGGAAGCCTACATTCGAGTTAGAAATACCAATCATTGAGCGAATAGAGCCGCCCGTTTCTTTGGACGACATGAATATGTTATTGGCTAGAACTGGTCCGGCGCTAAACGTGTACACGCCACTGACTGTTTCAGCAGCTGTCTTGTCTAGCAAGTTCGCTTCCGTTATACCGCCGTAGGACTTGGCAGTAAGAGCGCCACTCACGTCTAGGGTGGCTTCTATGACATTGCCGATGGTTACCCCACCGCCGTCCACGTTGATGTGGAGAGTAGCGGCAGAGCCGTTGCTTCGGGCCATGATCTCGTTGTTGTCGAGGATCACGTTGTTACCCGCCGTCAGGCCAATCTGTAAGGGATGCGTATCAGTTGCCAGCCCCGCGTCGCCCGTTCCCGTAAGCCGTACCTTTGTAGAAAACGTCCAGTCTGCGGATAGGGTAGGGGCAGAGCTAGCTAGTAGGTAAGCCTGCAGATCGCTGATCTGGCTCTCTGTTATGTTTATCGAAGCTTCGGTAAAGTGTTCGTTGGACGCGAAGTTCAGTAGAGAGTCATGGTCTATCGCAGCTACGTGCTGAATGACTGAGCTCTCAGTTATATTCGCATCCGGGACGTTGGCCCAGGTTACGACGTCTGAGAGGTCATTGACCTCCGGCAGTCCGCCGTCAAGGTGCGTGTGCCCTAGTAATGCGTATCTACGGTCCGGCACGGTGCCTCCTGCTAGTCGGGGACGAGGGCCAGTATGGGTCGTCGGGTATATCCGGATAGATCATGTCCTCCGGAATCATTGTCTTAGTCATTGCCAGCTTCTCGTGTTCGAGAATCATTACTCCATCTCGGAAGTATTCTCTGGCTCGTACCTCGTTGGGTATGTGTACCGGGTCCCACTCGTAGGGCACGGGGCCCCCGTATATGACGCACGGTACGTAGGTCCATCCTATTCGGTGCATTGCCTGCACGCGGTGGTGCCCGCAGTATACGTGAAACTCGTCGGTAGTACCCGCCGCTAGGGCCTCTCGGTGCTTACGCACGGGGTTAGAGTCTATGAGTATAGGAGAGATAAGTCCGTTCTCTCGGATGCTTTTCTCTAGGGCCTGGGTCCATTCGGCCTCTTCCCAAACGACAAACTCTTTCTTGTACCATATGCGTTCTATAGGAACGTGCAGTACAAAGTAGCAGTGCTGCGGAAACCCGTTCATTCGGGGTACTTACAGCATTCTGGTACCATGGTTGAACTCACAGAGAACCTAACCGTATTGTTCATGGTGTCGTACCCTATGATGCCATCGCGCAGGTACTCTTGGCACTCGGCGAGGTTCTTCATCTTGACTGCCGGGACGTCAGGCGGTAGGCCGAACGATAGGCAGGGTGCGTGGGTCCATTCTAACAGGCCCAGACATTGTATCCTGTTGTTGCCATGCCGTATGTAGTACGGTCGTTTTTCCTCGTTACTAACGAGCAGGGGAGACAACATTCCCCGTTTCTCGATATCGTCTTTGAGAGCTACCAACCACGTGTGCATCTGAGTGTGGGAGGCTACTATAGTGAAGCGCTCCAAGGGCAGCTTCTCAATGTACCAGATATCAGGAAACATGAATAAGTGGGGGCCCTTTATAGGCGGACCCCCTGTATACCTTTAAGCGGCGGAGACTGAGTTCCAAACGCTGTCGGCAGTACCAAGTACCAGGCCCCGGACTACGCGAGCAGTCGTGGCTAAGGTCGTGTTGGTTGCTTCTGATGCGTCTTGAACAAACAGTGTCACTCTATCCGCTGCAGTCACTTGACCGACGACGATAAGATCATCTACGTCGAACTCGACTGACAGGAGGACAAAGTCGCCTAATTTCGCGCCCGGTACCGTGATGTCACCCGCAGAGGCTAAGCCTGCTGCAATGGATGCTTCTAGTACCTTACACTCGAAGGGGATCACGTAAGCGAACAATGACTGAAATTGCATTGCGTTCTTAGTGCCTACTTGTGTGGCGGAAATTGTTGCTGCTTCAATTGCCATGATTATGCTCCTAGGTTAGTTTACGCAGGAACTACGATGGCGATACCAGCTTCCGGACGTAGTACGCCTGATCCATAGATCGTATCCGCGGTGAACAAGTCAGCGAGGTACTCTTGGATGTAGGACGTCTGTACGCGCGGGCTCAGCTGCTCGATGAAGACCAAAGCCTCCTTCTGGAAGAGCAAGCAAGCGCGCTGATCCGAGACCGGAACAGAGTGAGAATCAGCTACGGTCGGGCAGTTCGTCGAAACGAATACGTCAACTCCGTAGAGATTACCAATCTTGCCGTTGCGGATGGTGTTAGCCCCGCCTGCTTCGCCGACAAATGCTTGCTCGGTGAAACGTGCGATACCTGTCAGAGACTTCTTCTCGACAGGCGGGATTACCAATACACGACCAGCGTTCGGTACGTCGTTATCATCCAACTGGCGGATGATTTCACGAATACCAGCGTCTGCTAGTGCAGCAGCGTTACCTGTGTCAGCGTTAGCAGTGCCGTCCCAAACGGTAGAACCGTCAGAGCCAATTACTGCCTTGCTGTACGCAGTGCCTTCGACTGTCGGAGACGAGTCATTACCAGCAAACTTCGCGCCTTGGGCGTGGAGTGCGGTATCAACAAGCTTAGCAAGTGCATAGCCAGCGTCGTCCGTGTAGAACTTACGAATGTTATCGTCAGCCTGAATAGAAGCAATGTCTTCGATCAAACGAGAGTACTCGTAGTGCTGATCTATGATGTACTGCTTCTTAGTTTCTTGTGCGGCCTGCAATGTTACCATTGCTTCTGCTGTCTTAGCAGTAGCCACGCCACGACCCGGAGTGGGAACGTGGAATGTATCACCCTTACGACCGACAAACGGCATGTTCACAACAAGATTAGGCATAACAAGGTTGGCCTTGTATGCAGCTATAATCTCGTCCGTCCAGAGCTCGCGAATAAACGCGGAGTTTGAACGAATACGTGAGGCTGCCGATAATTCGGTTGTGGTGACATGAAGTGTTCCAAATGCCATGATGAATTACCTTATAGTAGGATTAGTCAATTATACGACCATCCGCGTAGGCATTAGCGATAGCGTCACCGTGAGCCGCTAGATAGCGTTGGGCTTTTAGATCCCCCTGATTGGCATTGATACGTAGCTCCATTAACTCGGAACGTGAGTATGTGTCAACCAGCTCTGTTGGTGCTGGACTACCTGATTCAAGCGTTGCGTCGCGAAGCTGTTGCTCCGTCTCTGCATTGCTATTCTCTTCTTCTGCCTTGTTCGTCTGCTCGTAATACGATCCGAGGAGTTCCTCGGCAGCTTCGAAGTCGAGCGCATCAGCCGCCTGTATAAGCATGACCCTAGAACGTTTCTCCCGAACCCAATCAAGGAATTCAGGTTTCTGGGCGTCTTCTTGCCAGTCGGGGTACTTAGCCGTTATGAGTGCGACATTCTTATCTGTCTCACCCTGCTGGATTCGTGCCTCTAATGCGTCAATTCGGTCGGAAGATTCTTCACGAGCAAGGCGACGGATGTTACCGTCCGCATCTTCGTATAGATCATCCACAGTAACAGGAGGCGCTGTTTCCTCTTGTTCCGGGCTGGGAGATTTCTGTGATTGTAGGTCGAGCAGTTGATCAACGGTCTTGCGCATATTACCCAAGTCATTGGCTTGCTTCGATTGCAGTGCCTGCAGCTCCACGAAGGATGCTGCTATCTCTGCTTTCGACTTACCTTTGAATCGGTCAGGTATTACTTCCGTCTTTGCGCGTTCTTCCGCTTCGGCGTTAGCCTCCACGATCTCGTTATCAATGTCGTCCTTCACGTAATCTTCAAACTTTGCCATTTTCCTACTCCTAAGTTGGTACACCATGGGTGTATTGTCCAGTGATCCGCGGTACCGGATGCCGTATTGTCCGCGGGGGTTGCTAGTTTATAGAGCCATGTTCAGCTATAGCCTTGTTTTCCTGTTCCGCCTTCTTCTTATGATTCCGGTCGAAACGGGCAATGGCTTCTGGACTTGCGCTCTCGCCCCTAGCTAGGGCGGGCCAGTTGGGTTGCGGCGGGGTGCGAACCTGCTGCGTGAGCCTGCTTCCGCATGAAGCACACTCCTGGTTTTCTCGATCCCTCAGGGGTAGGAAGCGTTCGCATTCCTCTCCGCACGCGGGACACGTGTATTCATAGGTCGGCATCGTCTTCCTCTTCCAGCATCGCGCGCTGGGCCAATGAGACCATCTCTAGTTTAATGAGCTCATTGAGGCTGAGTGACTTGCCGCGCAGCTCTACAACTTCGTCCCATGTCTTGGACTCTAGTGCGTCTGCTTGATTCTGGTAGATCTGTGCTTCGGCGTCTGAGACTATCTGCTTCCACCCCGGTAGGGCGAAGACAGCGTCCAGCTCGTCGTAGTATTGCCTTTGTTCGTTGGTCAACATCCTTTATACCTCCTACAGTACTTTACTTAGTCTTGTCGCCCTTGTCGATCTTCTTGAGGTCCACGGCCACTCGGGCCATGGCTACCTTGTTCTGATCATTGGCCATCCGTGCCTTCTCGGCTCCGGTGGCTGCGTTGGCGGCTTGAATCTCTACCAGGTCGTCCTCAAGGTCCGACTTGACAAGCTCGTGCTCTGTCTTGGCGCGGAGGAGCTCCATCTCAGCTTCCAGCTTATCGTTCTCCAGCGTCAGTCCACGGAGCTCTTGCTTCTGAGCTTCCATAGCCATCTGCTTCTGCTGCTGCTGTTCCTGCTTCTCTTCCTCGGTAGGCGGTTTGTTCATCTCGTCGATGGCTGCCTTGAGCTGTACCTTGTCTGCACTGTTCGTATTCTGGAACAGGGCCTGTATGATTATGCCGTGAGCCGGGCTCTCGGGCGGTACGAACCCTAGCATCTGTACGAGCTGCTGGTTCTCTACCTCACGGGCCATAAGACCCATGGTGCCGTTGACCTTGAACACTGCGTCCTGGGCGTAGCGACCACTGTCAAACTGCATATAGCGCCAGAGTGACTTCGTGATAAGCTGACCAAGGAACTTCTCGACCCGGCGCATGGTACGCTTGGATCTCTTGAGGAACGCCGCGTTCATCTGTGACATACCACCGGAAGTCTCGTTCCGGCGATTCTGCCCGATGGGCGTAGCGGAGTCCATAGCACCTGTGGCCATGGATACCATACGCTCTAGGTCAGAGGCGTTCTGGAATGTTGCTTGTAGGCCCGGTGCCTGGAAGGCTATGGGCTCGATGATCTCCGACGGGCGGCCACGGGTCAAGAAGAACTTGCCTGGGCGCGTCCGGAGGTCGGGGTTGCGCGGCATCCGTGTGATGTCGGCACCCATCATGGGGGCGGTCGTAAGTGCAAGGCCGTCGATACGAGCTCGCAGCTCTGCGTCGAGTGCCTTCTGCACGTTATAACCTTTCTCCACAACACCCCGTCCCCAGAACTGGCCGGGAACAACGTCGTGCGAGTAAGCTATAATAGGACGGTCCTTCATGGTGAAAGGGGACTTCACAGCACGTAGTACGGTGGACTCGTTTGCTAGAGTCACTATCGCTTCTACCATGCCGAACTCGTCGTCACCGGCTCCGGGCAGCAAGAACGCTGGCACCTTGCCGAAGTATTCTGTTATCAGTACTCCGTCGCTCTTCGGGTCAGAACCCCTGTGGGCCTCCAATCCGGTAGTAGATCCGCCGAGCGGACCACTGTACGACTCTAATGAGCCCTTCATATATACGCCCGAAGCCTGCTTCTCTTTGATGCCGAACTTGGGCTTGATCGTGTCACGGCCACAGAACATCGCATTATCGATGGTCGTGCCGGACGGGTCGATGAAGAACTCGTCGGGCCTGACGGCCTCTAACGATACATTGAATTTCTTGGTGGGCGGACCCTTGAAGGAAGGCATCGTCTTCACTTCGACGTTAATCAGGGCAATGCCCGTGCCGTACACACATCCCAAGAGGAACGTGTCGGCGATGGCCTCTGGTACGTCCGACAGCTTAAAGTCTTCCAGAAGCTGGTCTCTGTACAAGATGGCGTCGTCTTTTTCTTGGTCTTTGATATCGTCGTTGATATCAAACCATGCGGTCCGGCCGAATGTGGCCTCTTCCATCTCCGATGCGGTCATTTCTACAGCCTGCTGCGTGGCAGGGGCTATCAGGCGTGAGCGCTCAGAGTCGGTGGTTTTATCCTTCTTGGAGTACATACCACGCCATATGCGGGTATACTCGTCCCACTCCTGTCCGTACAGGGTATCCCGTACTTCACGTGAGTGCTTGATCTTAGCGACGATCCAGGAGACAAGTGCCCCTTTACCGGGTGTCATACCCTGGAGAGGAGTCTTGCTGTCGTTATCACCGTTCTGATTTGGTATCATTAGTATCCTGCTACGTCGTCAAGGGGCTGCCAGTCGTCTATGAAGTCTGGGCCTTCCCACCATGGTTCGGAGATCTGGTCTATATACGCCGTGGCGTCTATCAGATCGTCGTGCGCCAGCCGGGACGGGAAGTCCTGGGCTTGGCTAAGGAAATCTTTGTTCCACTTGCCTCGCAGCAACTGTATGCGGCCTTTCTCAGCACGGCCCTGTAGAGCCCATGCGATACGGTCCGCTTTGTTCTGGTTGCCGTGGGTACACGGGTGGACAGCGAAGTAGGTTCCGAGTCGATTCTGTTCATCCTCTAAGTAGGGCATTACAGCGTTGTACGTGGTTCCCTTCTCTATCCCAAAGCCTACGGGACGGTAGTCCCTGTAAGCCTTCACAAGCCGGAGTGCGGTCTCCCGAACGTCCCACTTGCCATATATCATGTC